CGAGAAAATATTCGGTGCTATATCTCTGATAAACATATTCTGTTTCGGCCGCCATTTCAAATCCGTATGCTTCTACTCGTTCAAAGCCTTGTAAGATTGATAAGGCTGCCATATAAGCACACGTACTTGTGTAGAAATTTCCAAATTGTTCCCTCGCTGTTGCGATTGGATATGCTACGCTGGAGGGGAACTCATCATATTGCTTCTGCATGTAAATAGGAAATGGATGCTTTTCTGTCAACCAATCCCAATGTTCACTATCTAATGAAGATCTGCCCCGCAATTCTTTCAGATACTTTATGGAGTGGAGTTGGAACCAAGCAGTTATTTTATCCATTTTCATGAAATCATTCTGGTGGAATCTGTTCATCCCCCAGATTTCGCTAGCATCATCTCCCCAATTGAATAGATTGCGCGTTTCTGGGGCACCTCCCATGAATACTACGGTCTTCTTATTGGTTCTCACTTTTATCTCCCTCTAAGTTCATATAGGTATCATAGATCTTTATTGAATTGCGCAATCCTTCTTCTCTACCTATCAATTTCATCAGATTTTTGGCAGATTTATTTGCATCTGATCTAGTTTTCTCAAGTTCTTCTTTCAATTCTGGATGTAATTTCACCATATCTTCCAAGGCAAATACCTCACCTTGCTTAATATTTGATTGTTCCATCTCCCCATATACATCAGATGCAAGTTTATTAGCATTGAATTCAAATTCTTGCCTCATCCCTAACATGGAATCATCATAGGCATATTGTCCATATCCCTGCAATAATTTACTGTTGGGGGGGATTACAATATCATATCCCTTACCTTTAAGTAGTCCAAGTAAGAAGGATGTAGCTGGGCGTTGACGTAAATATTCTGTTCCAGCCGCCATATCAAATCCATAAAGTTCAATTCTCTTGAATCCTTCCAAAGCAGCAAAGCCTAGTAGATATGCCAATGTGCTGGTGAAATATCTATCGAAGGATGCTCCCACCGGCTTAAGCCAAGAGTCAAATAATTTATTTATGTCATCATAAGGGAATGCTACAGAAGATGGAATATCTTCCCATTTCTGTTGCATATAAATTGGGAAACGTACTTCAGATTGTAACCACTCAAAATGATGTGGATCATTGTGATTATCTTTTCGAGTAAAACTTTCTCTCGAATGAAGTTGGAACCATAGAACATTACCTTCCCCCTCTTCTGGATGTTTTCGTTTCCAGAAATCAAAGGAGAATTCCTCATTGATTCCGAATAATGTTATATTCTTGTTACCCCAAGGTGCTTGAGATCTAGTAGATGGTGCGAAACCAATTATCGCACAGGCATCTTTCTTTGCCACAATAACCTCCGAATGTTAGAAAGGGGGGATTTCTCCCCCCTCTTGATTTATGATCCGTTTTCTACAGCCGACTCTCGATAGTCGTCAACGAACGTTACAAACACGTCCACGGTTCCAGTTGTAATGCCTGTCGTCCAAGACATTTCCAAAGTTTGTGCTGCTGAGCACATATACCCACCTGCTCCAGGCTGAGTCTCAAATTTGGATGAGTGTGATCCTTCACGAGTAGCATCCGAAGATGCTATAAACAGATCACAGTCTGTATCAATACCAACCTGGACGGCATTCCCTCCCGGCAAGTCTGAACTGACTACAATTTGTATTTCATCAATCCAAGCATATGCAGGAAAATCCATCAATAATGCAGGTTGTGTATCATTCGACAGATCTACTTGTCCAATGTATGCACATTGTTTAGAGCTCCGTAGAGCCTTCGCCACATCTTTCCCAGGCGCGTACTTTGGTGGTTTTCTACGTATTTTTTTAGTAATACTCATAGTAATCCTCCAATGTTGCTTACGAGCTGGTTGCAGGTGCTAAATCAGTATCTACTCCAAGTGAATAGTCAATGCGAAGTTTTGCTTTTCCAGCGGTTAACCCACCAGTAATGGTCAGGTCAATAGTGTCAGACCCAGTGTAGAGCTTACCTGCGGCATAGCCAACAGAGGAAGCCATATTTCCAAAAACCGCTCCAGAGCTAGTTGGTACAAACAGGGTGTCCGTCCAGTATCCATCAGAATCGTCACCATCTCCAATAGAGAACTCTAGAGAAGTAGCACCATCAAATGCAACAACCACTTGGCTTTCGATGCTATGCACAAACACATTGGGTTCATTTATATTAATTAGGGCTACAGCTCCAGTTGTAGTAGATCCGATAGAAACATCAGGACTTTCACCTGTTGCACCAAAGGTCATAACAGCTAGATAGTGCCGTCCGATCCGCTTTCAAATTCCAGGAATATTAAGAGCACTCATTATATTATTCTCCTTTAGTCATCACTTGCCATATTGGCGTGATATAAATTAATGATCCAGTCGGAATTCAGTACCTCTAGATCGTGAGACACTTTCCAACCAATAGATCCACGTTGATTCAAAGGATCATCTGACCCTCCAGAATCCAGATCTTTGACAATCAGGTTTACAGGTCGTACCTGTTTCCCTGTATTTGTCCATTCATCCACACCACCAGAATCAAGATTTCCAGGCATCAGGGTGCTCATTCCAGCACGCCCAAAGGATTCATCTCCCAAAAAGAGGGCACTATACACATCTGTGGTGCCGCTCTTGCCAGCATTCGCACTCTCATAAGAGTTGGAACTGACATAGATATCACAGTTTAAGATGCGCCCGATCTTTCCAGATCGAATCTTGTTTTCGTCTGTTTCATTGTTGAACATATTGACGAACACAGGATCTTTGAATAAAGAGCCAACAGAATAAGGATGAGTAACGATGATAAAACTCCCACCAATCGGGCGGGCGTTGTTGGCTTGTAGAGTGAAATATTGTTTCAGGATATCTTCATAATTGAATTCATGGTCTGCGAGAGAGATATCCGTAATAGCAGATGCTCCACCAGAATATGCGGCGGTGGCATTTGTTATCAATGCGTTGCGCGATAGCGTATCTATAGACAATCCAGCTTGTTCACCCAGGATTGCACTTGTTTCCAAAATCATGTTGTCTGTCTGTTCCAGATCAATCTCATCTGTGAAGATCAGATATGCCTATTCTACTTGCCCTAATTTATATCTCATACAAGGAATAATGTGTGGTTCAATTGTTTCTAAGAATTTCTTGTTACATCCTTTTTGTAACACCAAATATGGGTATCTCCTTCCCTCATATTTTCCATCCCCTTTATTAAAAGAAACATGAAAATATAGGTCATACTTTTCTGCCAACCATCCCTGTAACATTCCATTCGTTCGTACATCAAAACCACAGGTAGCGATGCTATATTGGCATTCATGCTTAGAATGAGTCCCATCATCCATAAACCATACAGCAAGAGCCAAATCATCAAACCAATGCAACGACTCGACTGGAATTATTTTCTTCCCGGCAGGATAAAAGACCCCCCGATAAAATCCCAATTGCGGAAGGGCTCTACTCCTCATCATCACAGATACCTGCTTATGCCCAATCTCCAAACCCTTCATAAACGGAAACATTTTGGTTTGTTTCCAGCTCAGATATTCCATTTGGTGGATTGAGTGAGACTCTGTATAAATTGGATTCCTACTATCCCTATCCATGATACATCCATCTCCCAAAATGCTTCCAAGCAGTATCTGTTCCTGTTGTGGATTGAACATCAACAATGCCTCTTTAGTGTATAGATCTGCTCTTTTTCTAGGTGGTATTCCAAACTTTTTACATACATCGCGCACTACTGTAGAGTTGGAATATCCTAATCTTTCTGCGATATAGTCTAGAGGGATATGGTCAATCATATACATGGTATACAACTTTTCCCACAGTTCTCTGTCAGTTGCAATACTCTTGCTCATACTATTCCTATTCAATTAGGGCTCCGGGATTCTCTTAAGTTCATCTCCCAGTGCCGGACTATCGCTTCATCCTTACGGATGTCTTCTCGTTTAGTCTCTGCGGGTGGCTTTTGCCTTCCCTCTGATTACCTTGACAGGTTTCCAGTTTTTATTAGAGAAGATTTTTATATGGCGCATTAGTATGAAACTAACTGTTCACCATAATATTCTGGATCTAATGTAACGGTAGAAATGCTTGGCTGAGTTTGTTCAGATGGAGTGGTGCCTTCGGTTAAAGATGAAGTCACAGCACTCAACGATGAATATTTTCTCAGTTCCAGATCTCCGTGGTTACTAAGTGACGCCACAGTCCCCCACTTATTGTGGATGAGTCGTGGTAGCGCGCGCGACAGCAAACGCATTTCGTACATAGTTTTAATGCCAGTAGACATTGAGCTACGATTTAGGTTTGCCATTGTTTAAAAACCTCCTAGATTTTTAAATTAGTTACTTGTTATCTATAGCGGAAGCCGCTTCATCAAGTAACTTTCTAAGTTTGGGATCTACGAGGGTCATTTTGAAGAACTGTTCCACATCCCCACCAGCATGTTTTTCAGCCAGCTCTTTGAGTGTCAAAGTTCCACTTCCCCCATCTTTCCCAGAAAATTTAGCGGTGTCAGGCGGTGATTTCTTTTTATCTTCTCCCACAGGTTTATCATCCTTTGCAGGTTCGGTCTTAGCAGATTTTAAGTTATCCATCTGTTCTTTTACCGCAAGCATCCCACTAGCGAACAACTCATCCGCATCTCCATCCGTTTTCAATTTGGTTGGGTCTATGCCATATTGAGTAATAAACATATCTTTATAGGCATAAAAGCGTTTTGTGTTGTCGGATTCGGTTTTTGCTTGCTCCCTTTCAGATTTCAATGCATCAATTTGCTTAGACAATTCCCCCTGACTGAATTTTAGCAGTTCAGTTTCACTCATATCTTTTGTGAGTAGTTGCTTTACCTGTTCTTTCAAAGATGAAAGTTCATCAGTCTGTTTGTTATCCCGCTGGTCACGAGAGCTCTTTAGTTGATTAATATCTTGCTGAAGTTTTTTAACTTGGTCAGCAGCTTCCGCTGCTTTTTGCTTCCATTGGTCAACATCTGAGCCCGTCTTGCTCTCGTCCGCTGAACCGTTAGAAGAAATGGCTTTTTGTTCATCCCCTCCACTGGCAGGCGTCACTGTTTTATCAGTAACCGAGCCAGCCTCGGATTCAGTAACAGAATCTTTTGGCATACAATACCTCCAATTTATTATTATACCACATTTTTATCATAAATATCAAGTATATTATAAATATTGGTCAATAAAATCTTCTATCTCCTTTTTGTAGCTTGGATTAAGCTGCATGAGAAGATCTAAAAATGAACTCAGATTTGTATCCATATCTGATTTTCCTTGCATCACTGCATATATTTTGGCACGAACAGTTTCTGATAATTGTCCGGCCGCGGATAATCTCTGTGCCCAGGAAGGCAATGTTTCAATCATAGAACTATCATATCCATATTTGGTTGCTATGTCAGTCAGAGTCGAATCAACTGTTGATTGAGAAGACTTTATGATAGATTTACTCAAACTAGTTTTTTGAGTATAATAATATGCCCAGATAGGATATTTACGCTCATATTGTCTTCGGAGTGCGGAGTAAGTATTCACAGCTTTATATCCTGCTGGATCAGCGGACTTGTATATCTTTTTCTCTTCATAATTCATGTTGAAATATGGGTAAACTTTATTTTCCCAATTCTCTCCAACAGCAACTGCCATTTCCTGCTTAAATTGTTCATTAAGTTTTTCTGCTTCTGCCATCTTAACCAATTCAGATTGGGAAGGCTCAGCTAATCCAATAGAATCGGCTGCCTCCATAAGGTGATCGTGGAAATCAGATACTCTCTGAGGGTCACTGAAGTTTACATTCCATGGGAAAGCATTCACTCCGCCCTCCATTTCATACATGGAATTCATCATATCCAGATCTGCTGCATATCCAAGAGATATCAAGGCCTGTTCCAATTCGTTACTTCGCTTTGACCCTGCAATATTGCGGATGAGCCAAATCTGGTCATACAACTCTTCTGTACTTGTTCTACCTTTGGTTCTGGCTTCTTCAGCAGACAATACTCCACGGGACTCTCCAGTATCTGATTTTAGAGCATTCCGAATGTCATCTTCGGTAAATTGATTACCATACATTTCCATCACCCCAGTTACGATATCATCATCAGTTGGTTTCGGATGTAATGTTAAATATGTATCCTTAAATAATTGCTGATTAGCATATCCAGCTTGGTCATAATACCCTTTGTAATATGGATCTAGATATGTCTCGTCATAATAACGATAAACCGCCTCAATAGCGGTATCTTTGCTCAATTCCCATGCCCGATAATTTTCGGGTGTTGTATTCGATACCAAGGTAGATAATACATCTGAGAAATCTTGATCGGCATAGGCTGTTTGTGTAGCAGATAAAATTTGCGGAGTGAATAGTGGGGCAAATTCATTTGCCAAATTCTCAAAACTATTCGTCCAAGTAGTGAGTCGTATCTGATAATCATCATAATCCTCTCCACCATCATAATCCCAGCGTGGTTTTGTATAATTGATGAATCTCCACCAAGCATTTTCAAAGTGTTGATACACCAACTCTTTTGGTTTCAGCCCAGCAGACCAATCTCGATATACCAGATCAAATTCAAGGCTGCCTTCTATTGATTGCAATTCCTCAAAATATTCAGACCTCCATTGGATAGCGCGTTGATCTTTAAATTCAGATCCGATAGGAACTAGTTTCATACGAGATTCAAATTTAGTGGTAGCATCTTGAATCCTAGACCAATACTCGTCCGTTTGCGCTTTCTGGTCAAATGCAATCTGCGTTTGCTTGCGCCTGTCCTCCCCTCGGATTGTTCTTCCTGTTGTTGGATCCGTTACCCAACTAAGCAAAGATCTTGTATCATATAATTTTCCTTCAGGTGATAGATATCTTTCCTCAGTTCGTTTCTCATATAATTGCATTGGGGTGAGATCCATAAAAAAGATCTGTGCCCCAATTTCATTATTAATGGAATCCCGTAATAGATTTTGATGATTGCGCAGAGAATATATTTCTGCTTGCCCAGCCGTAAATAAGTTTGGATAAACACCAGTGAACCACCCAGAGAGGGTTTTATAATAGTCTTCCTGCTTCACAGATGCTACATATCCATTATATATGTCACTGCTTTCTCTGGCTTGAATCATAGAATCCATTTCTTCAACTAAAGCATATTTCTTTTCTTCAGATGCTTCAGCATGTATTTTCTGGATATAATCTTCAAGGATTCTGGTCTCTACTAATGAATCAAACCAAGAGACTTCAGAGCCATCAATCTTCAATAATCGTTCTGGTATGACTTTATTAATCATAGCCACCCAATTTGGTGGGAGGAGATCTACTGGAAGGATAGATGATAAACCATAGTAGGCGGCTTTCTGCCCTGCCGTCATAGTTGAGTATGGATCATTCTGGCCAAACGCAGCGGTGAGTGCTACATCTACCCATGGGTTCAAGCCGAATCCATGAATCTGCATATCTCCCCGCACCTGAGCCCAAAATCTTTGTAGATTGGACATCCCCTCATCGTAGTCAGCCATAGCAGATTCATTTGGAACTAAGAAATATCTAAAGAAGGGGATGG